AGAGGCTATTGAAGGAGGCGGGATGGGATTACTCTTATTCAGCATCCGAACTTAAATACAGGGTTGAATGGGATAGTGGTAAGGGGTATGCGAATATCATACTCCGTTCAGCAGAAAATTATAAACGTTGGGCAGGGATAAATTTATGTGCAGGGGGGATTGACGAGGCAGATAATTTGAAAAATTCTGATGCTTGGCTGATGCTCTTGTCACGATTGAGGGAGGGGAATAGTTTACAGGCATTTATTACCACGACACCCGAAGGCTTTGGGTGGGTGTATGAGAATTGGAAGGACAACCCAAAGAAGGGTTATGAGTTAATACAAGGCAGGACAATCGACAACAGGTCATTGCCTAAAGAGTTTATTGAAAGTCTAAAGGACAATTATGATGAGCAACTCCAGAAAGCATATTTGGATGGAGAATTTTGTCACATATTTGGTTCACAGCAAACATATTACTGCTTTAATAGGATAAACAATGTCAAAGAAAACAAATACAACCCCTCTCTACCAATTCGCATCGGTAACGACCAAAATGTCAACCCCATGTGTTCGGTTCTATGGCAGAAGTATGACACCCATCCCAAAGTTCGAGTCTTCGATGAGGTTGTCATACGACATGGCGGAGGCAACGAATTGATGACCGAGAGAATGTGCAACGAAATCAAAGCACGATACCCCAACCAAAAGTATATGATGTACCCAGATTCGGCAAGTACGCAACGGAGAACATCGGCAAGGCGGACTGATGCAACTATCATGAAAGATTTGGGTATGGACTTGATAATGGACAGACGGAATCCAATGGTGGTTGACAGGGTTAATTGTGTGAACAAAGCGATGGAGAGTCTAATCATTGACCCATCCTGCAAAGTAATGATTCGGGATTTAGAGCAAGTGATTAACAAAGAGGGGACAAGAGAGATTCAAAAGACGGGGATTCATAAAGACCTCACCCATATCAGCGATGCTCTGGGGTATTCGCTTTGTAAGGTTTTCCCACTTTCCACTCCAAACATAAGGGCAATGAACAGATGAGTTATGGCAAACAGATGGTACTGCAATCAAGATTTGATGGTCAGCAAAAGGATAAGGATGAATGGTTAAGAGCCAGACTTGATGCCTTAAACTTTTACAAGGGCAGGACAAAGGAGTACATCATTCCCTTTTATTCTGGTGATACCTTAAAAAAGATTGAGCCATCCAATATCAATATCACCAAACGAATCATTGACAGGGTGTCGCTTTGTTATATGGTTGCCCCTATCCGTGAGGTTGGCAATGATGTGTATTATGATTTAACAAAAGGTAAGTCATTCCGTATGCAAAAGGCAGAGGTATATACCAACCTCTTGGAATTGATACTCATCAAGCCCTGTTTCAGAAATGGTGGAATGGAATTTGACCTCATTACAGATTTTGAGCCTACCTTTGGCGATGACCCCATGACACCCATATCAATCGAATATCCTTTGGCAACCCGTTCATCTGTTAAGGACAGCACACCCGAATTGTGGTCGTATTGGAGTGAGAGTGAGCATTTCGTTTACGATAAAAATGACAATGGCAAAAAGATGTTTAACCCAGAGAACCCAGACAATTTAAACCCGTATGGTGTCCTCCCATTCGTGGAGGTTTTTCGTGACGGAAAGCCAGAGACATACTATATGGATACCGATGCCTGTCCAGATTTAATCAGTCAAAATCTCAATATCAATATGATGGCATCCGACCGACAGGCAAACATCCGATTTCAATCATTCGGGTATGTATACATTACGGGGGAGGTGGACAATAAATATCTGGAGGTAGCACCCGATAAGATTACCAAAATGCAATTAGATTCAACAATGGGAGTGGTTACACCCCCAGACACCACAAGGTCAATAGATGAGTGCATCCGCACCTCATACAAAATGTTGGCACAAAATTACCACCTCTCTACATCCTTTGTGGATGGTAGTGAACAGGCATCCTCTGGGGTGAGCCTCCGCATTAGAAACCAAGAGTTAAACGACAAACGGAAAGCATCACTCGAAAGGTGGCGAGATGTGGAGTATAACCTGTTTAAACTTGAGAGGATTATCATTCAAAAGCATACGGGGACAGATGTGGGAGAATTAGAACTCGTGGACTTTTCAGAATCAATGGAGGTATTATCAGATGAGGAACAAAGAGCAAAGGACGATTGGGATTTATCTCACGGACTTATTGATGAGGTTGATATTCTGGTGCGTCGCAATCCCGATTGGGATAGGAAAGACGCTGAAGTTCATCTGGCAGACCGCAAGAAAACGATGAGTAATATCAAACAACAATCAGACACCCCAAGCAGTCTATTTAAACTCGGTGCATAATTTAATACATAAATTCTTGGACAACATTGATTCACTCAAGGAGGGTGTTGATAAGAATAGCGAGAGGATACTCAAGGGGATTGATTTAGAAAGGATGCTTGAGAATCCCAGAACATACCTCAAAGCAATGGCAAAGGCATTTTATGAGGCTCACAGCACGGAACTATTGGAAGCCATAGACATAGGCAAGAGCCACGCAAAGGAAATCATAGGTAAGACCGATAAAGATTAAACAGACAAAGAGAGGGTTTGATTTTAGCAATGTGCCAAAGGTTCACGATATGGTCAATCGTGTTGCGGAGATAATTGTTAAGGATATAAAGGAAGGAATCACAAGGCTATCGAAAGACATCCACGATGACCCATTTGAACCTATATCAAAGAAAACCGCAGACAGGAAGGGTCACGATGTTCCACTTATAGATTCGGGGAAAATGAAGGAGGTCTATGTAAAAACCAAGGCATCAAGGGGTAGCCATAGAGCCGAAATCAGTATGAATGTAAGAGACAGGAAAATCCCTTCGGTTGTCCATAATCAAGGATTGGGAAAGCAGGAAAAACGAGAGTGGTTTGGTGTAGGTAAAAGGGTAATTCCACCACTTGACAAAGCAGTAAGGGAATGGTTTAAATTGCTATACAAGGTAAAATAATGCCACAGACATTTTCAGACGAATCACTTATAATTGAGGCGGAACTTTCTGCGATGGCGGAAAAGATTGCCATTGATATTGAATCCCTTATTATTCGGATGACCTTGTCAGGTGCAGAGGAGTCGGTTGTTACTGCAACCCTATTTAGTGACCTTCAATCTGGTGGCTCGGTATTCGGGCAGTTCAAGAACGGGGTTAAGAATATCACAAAGGATGCCATCCACAATGTCGCAAATATATCAGCATCCAAAGAATTTACAGGTGCAGGAATTGATACTTTCATGTGGGTGACGATATCTGGAAACCCCTGCCCAGATTGTGATGGCAGAGAGGGAGAGGTTGGGACACAGGATTACTTTGATGCCATAGGCAATCCCAAGAGTGGTTTTAGTGTATGTGGGAGACATTGTCAATGTCGTTTAGTTCCTGCCACCTATAAGGGAGATACAAAAATTGCAAGATAATTACCCTACTCATAAGTAGGTGATTTGGTATAACAATAGACCCCTATTATAAAGGGTTTATCAACTCAACAAAAGAGGTAAAAAATGTCAGAACATGAATCATCTTCTCCAGATGTAAAACAGGACTCCACCAACGCAGAGGGTGTAAATGAAACTGCCGACACAAAAGTCGCATCAAATGAGAGTATTCCAAGAGCAAGATTAAACGAAGAAATCGCCAAACGAAAAGAGTTCGAGGCGAGGGTCGTTGAATTTGAAAAAGCCAAAGATGTCGAGGCACGAAATAAATTAGAGGCAGAGGGTGAATACAAAACCATCCTTGCCGAAGCCGATGCCAAGATTGAAACATTTAAGGCGGATTCAGAGGAACTTGCTGATTTGAAAAAGACAATGAGGGAAGAAGAAATTTCCAAAATGTCTGACGAGGACAAAGAAACCTTCGGACACCTTCCGATTGCAGATTTGAAGAAGGTGAATAAGCGGTTTAGTTCTCAAGAAACAAAAGTGTCTGTAAATGAATCACGACCATCGGCACGGAATTACACCGAGCAGGGTGTTGGTGATTTCTCCATCGACTCCAAAGGGCTGTCATCAAGACAGCGACAGAATAAATGGACAGACTTTATTAAAACGAAAACTTAAACTCTCCATGAAGGTCATATTGGCAGTTGAACGAGGGTAAATTTTAGGAGTAGTTAAAAATGGCTGATACTTATCAAAGACAAGGGGCAACCGCCTTTTTGCAAGACATCTGGTCTGATGCGGTATTAAAATACGCAGAAGTCAATTACAAACTCCGTAGCAGTATTACGGATTTCACATCAATGACATCGGGTCAAGTTGGGGAAAATATAATGGTTCCCACATTGTCAGCAGAAACCGCAGTTGATTATCAACAGGGCGGTGGAACTGATGCGTCTGTGACATTTACTAACGACACAGATGGACAGGTGACAATTAACTGCAATCAACAACCTGCTGTTGCAAAAAGAATATCGGACATTGTTGCAGTCCAGACAAGTTTTGACATCTTCGATGGGATGTCTCGCTCAATGGGTCAGGCTATTGCACGGAGTGTAGAGAATGGCATTAAAACCAAAATGGTTGCAGACACCTCCAATGATGTTCAACTCGGTGCTGACACAGCGGTCACACAAGCAGAATATCTTGCAGGGTTTGAGGGTGCAATGGAAAAACTACTTGCGAAGGATTGCCCACTTGATGATGGTGGTCTTTATCTTTATTGCTCTCCTGCAATGTATAGCCAACTATTAAAAGATGATTCATTCTCCCATGCTTTAAATCGTGGCGATGCAAGTAATCCTGTTGTGACAGGTGTTCTTGGTATGATTCATGGTGCTAAAGTTGTCCCAAGTTCATTGTGGGACAATGGTACTCTTGCAAATGACGAAGTTGAAGGGACTCTATTCCATAGTAGTTCCACAGGTATCGCATTCTCTATTGAGCCAAATGCAAAGGCACAAGAGAATATTGCATACTTGTCAACTGACCTTGTTGCAAGTTGTTGTTATGGTAGTGCAGTAATCAATGGCGATTTGATTAGTAATATCAAAGTATAATTAAAACCTTGAGAGGGGGTGGTTAATTCTACCCCCTCACTTACTTGGAGACTTATATCAATGAAAATTAGAAGCAGTTCGACACAGGTATTTTTTAGCAATAGGGGTGGCGGAATTAGTGGGATGACTCGTGGCTCTGGCAGGGTTCAGAAAGGTCAAGCATCTTATGGTGCAACAGGATTTGGTTCTGGTGGAGCATCAAAGGTTGGAAAAGGGAGAAAAAGCCCTTCACCTGCACCTGCACCACCACCAAGACGCAGACCATAACAAATGCCCAAATTTGGGAAGAAATCGAAAAGGGTTTTGGGTGGTCTAAATGAGGACTTGCAAGAACTTTTGTTGGAGGTTATTAAATATGTGGATATTAGTCTTATTGAGGGCATCCGTTCACTTGACAGACAGAAGGAATTGAAGAAACTTGGTTCAGCCAAGACCCTTGAATCGAAGCATTTGACAGGCGAGGCGGTTGACCTTGCACCTTACCCGATTGATTGGGATGATGAAAAGCGGTTCATCTATGTGGCAGGGATAATAAAGGGAGTCGCTTTTGCAATGGGTATTCCGATTAGATGGGGCGGAGATTGGAACGGGGATACCCTATTGAGCAATAGAGATTCAGAACAAACATTTGACGATTTGAATCACTTTGAATTGGGATATTAAATGGCAAAAGAAGGTTACACCACACAGCAACACAGGGAATGGCTAACAATAACCTTGACAGAAATCAAAGGTGATGTAAGTCATATCAAGGAAAAGGTGGAAAAGAATGAAAAACATCTATCAAAACTTAATAATCGAATCGGTAAAGCGGAGACAAATATCTCTGCCATGCAGGGTGTTGGCTCTGTTGTGGCTCTTATCTTCGGGACTATATTCGGCTTTTTATTTAATAAGAATTAGTGCTTTTTGAAAATTAGGGAACATCGTAGGGCGGTGGTCATACCCGACCAACATTACCCTTTGCACGACAAGAAAGCAATTTCATGTGTGTTGCAATCATTGAGAATAATCAAACCAGATATTTTCATAAACTTGGGGGATGTCGGAGAGTGGTCGAGTGTTTCACATTGGTCATGGAAGAAGAAAAAAAAGCCCCCACTTTCATTCCTTTTGCCCATCATCAAGAAAGAGATTAAGCAGGTGAATGATGGAATTAATAAAATGACAATGGCTTTAGACCATGTGGGATGCGATGAGAGATATGTTCTCACAGGGAATCACGATATGTGGCTCAATCAGTTTGTCGAGGCTCATCCCTATTTGGATGGATACACCTTTGAGAAGGCTTGTAAGTGGGAAGAACGGGGTTACATAGTCCTGCCACACAATCAGCCTTTAGTGATTGGGAAATTGGCTTTGATTCATGGTGCGTATGTTTCAGTCCACCATGCCAAAAAACATTTACAGCAATACGGGATGAGTATTATGTACGGACACACACACGACATTCAGAGGTTCACCCACACAAGGCACGACAATTCAATCGGTGCTTGGTCAATGGGATGCCTCAAGTCAATGAAACCAGAGAATAATGAATGGTTGCAGGGCAGATTACATAATTGGGGACATTGTTTCGGGATAGTAGATTTTTTCCCAGATGGGAATTTTAAGGTGGAAGTGGTTGAAATTGTAAATGGCAGGACAACAATTTGGGGTGAAATAATTGAAGGGTGATGGATGAATTTTATTACAGAATATTGGGAACAACTTACCGCCTTTGTACTATTGGTGACAATCCTAACCCGAATGAGGGTGGATATTGATGTGCTGAAAGACAAGGTGAAAACATTATTTACATTATGGAACAATAAGGAGAATAAGTAAATGGAATTAATTATTCAGAATTGGGAATATATATTAATCGGCATACTTGCCATTGATAAAGTAGTGGCATTATCACCCTCGGAATGGGACGATTTGATATGGACATCAATCAAGAAAACAATATTTAAGGTGGTGGGGAAATAGATGTTAAAAATGGTAATTAAAAAGTTGGCAAAACGATTCAAGTTAAAAGATATACTCATCAAAGTTGGTGATACTTATGTTCAATCGACTCGGTCAGAGACAGATGACAAGGTATGGGCAAAGGCAAAAGTCTTTTTGAAGGAGTTATAAATGGCAGTCACGGATTTTAAATATAGCGACCAGAGTTTCTTCAGAAGTGTTGCACCAGATTACGGGAAATATCTGGGAAGGGTGCATCTTAAAAATTTTGTAAATATTTCCACCGATAAATGGTCAATGGATTCAGTTGGCACATCGGTTTCACAGGTGTATTTTGACGGAGTTGAAGGGATTAAGGTAATTAATGCGGGGGCAGTTAATTCAGCGAGGGAATGGTATTACGATTCTGCGGATGATACCCTTACAATTTTTACAGCAACTGCATCCGATGACCCGAATGATGACGAGGTGATTGAGATTGGCGAGGATAAAGACACCTTTGTTATTCAACAATTAGTAAACGCATCCATGATGCTGAACAGCTTAATCACATCCATTGTGACTCCCATCCCAAAGACCTTTATCTATAATGATGTAGAAGGGACAGAATTGCCCGAATACGACCACTTTATCAAACGGGCGGAGTGTTTGTTGGCTTACTCTAATATGGCTAATGCGGAGGGTGATTTCGACCTTGCTGATAGATTATATGAGCAGGTAACGAATGTAGATAAAACGGGAATTGCTGACAGAATCAATGATGGCTCTATTCAACTTGCTAATGAGAGGGAGGCGGTTGATGTTAAAGGCAGAATTATTCGGGGTGCAGTTTCGGGGACAATGGAACTTTCCGAACTCTCTGGAGATTGGGGCGGACAGCGATATGAGAGGCTGAAGATTGAATGTACCTTGACAGGTATTTACGGAGTCTCCAAATTTAAAGTATGGTCATCCAATTCTAACAAATTATATGGCACGGAAGGTTCAGAGCAAATTATTACGGGGCAGATGCAATCAATGGGCGGTATGTATGGGAGATTTGAGGGCAACTCTGCAACCGATGGGGATACTTGGTATATTGAGGTGAGAAATGACGAGCCAACCAATGCAAGTTCTGGGAGTATTGAATTATGGCGGTAGCATATACAAAAGTCGCTTACCCAAAGATTGAGGAGAAACTTTTTAAAGTTTTAAATAATGAATTTCCCAATATATATATCAGTTCTGAATGGGTTGAACAGGCAGGGGATGAATCAATCAGAATCCACCTTGCAAGTTCTGACGATGTGCTTACAACAAATATGTTTGAAAGGCGGTCTTATTCTGTGGAATTATTCCATTATTATGAGGATAAAGATTCAATCTTGCGGACTGAATATGTAAGAAACAGGGTTGACAGGCTCAAGGCAATGTTAAATGACAACCAGAGCATTTCTGGGTATTGGTATGACCTCCATATTCCGTCTATCGAATATGATATGGAGACAGATAGAGAAAATTTTAGTGTCACGCAAATTAATTTAACTATGGAAAATCACGATGCAGTTTAAAAAGGAGAAATAAATGAGAGGTTGGTATAAGGCAAAAGAATCATATAAGAATATCCCAGAGGGGGAGGAGTCTTACAAGATGGTTTCGCCTCGGAAACATAAAGCCCTGCTAAATGGGGATGTGATAAAATTACAAACCACACCTCGATTGATGGGTAAGGATTTCATCGAACATCTTGAGGCTTGTGATGAGCCTGTAAAAGAATCACCTCCCGAACCAGAAGCACCTCCAGAAAAGAGTGCCGAACCTTCTGACGAATGGACAAAAGACGAACTAAAGGTTTACATGGATGCAAATTCTATTGACTATAATAGCGGTGACACGAAGGCTGATTTACTTGCCAAATGCTCTGCATCAGATGAAGGAGATGAATAATGGCGATTGGGCAAAATTTTCAAGCAATAGACAGGTTACAAGTGGCAATCACGACAGAGGCATCCGTTGGGAGTGGGACAAAACACGCATCTGCGAGTTGGTATAATCTTCCCATAACAGCACCGCCAACCATTAATGTTAATCAAGTTGCTTTGGATACAGGGGCAAATCAAGTTGGATTATATACCCCGAACCATAATCAAATGAAGCACCGAACTGACAATCCTATGTGGGAAATCACCCTTGAAGTTCTTGGTACTGAATATTCTTTGCAGACCTCATTGCTTGGAGGTCTATTTAAAACAAATACAGAGCCTGTCTCATTAGTGTCGGGATTGCATCCTGTCGAGATAAGGGACGGGGCAGTAAATACCTATGCCGAACATCCCACATCTGTCATCGTAATAAGGGGGGCTAATTTTGAGGGAACAAACACCTTTGATGAGGAAACATCTGTCAGTAAGGATTTAGTCTATTCTGGCTGTGTATGTAAATCGGCATCATTGTCTCACTCCATGGATAATGGTGGTTTGGCAAAAATGACTATCGTATTCGTTACAGGATATAAAAAGGGTTACACTAATAATTTCACCGACGACCTACTTACGACAATGGTTGACAATCGGGGAAATTCTGGGGTACATTTTACAGATTTGAGTGCTATGGTTGGTAAATTTCAAGGGGAAACACATGGGAGTAGTAATTATGATGCGAGAGCCTATGGGTATAATATTGAAATAAGTAGGGATGTGAATCGGGTAGGCTACACCCAAGATGCTGACAAAAAACCCCTCGCCTATAATTTTAGCCCGTATTCAGTAAGTGGAGATGTGATTGTCAGGTCGTCATCGAATCAGGCTAATATTGAACCATACTATACCAATAATCAAATGAGTGGGTTTTATCTAAAAAGTTCGGGAAATTATGCTGTCTGGTTGAACGGATTGGTTTCTGCTGTGTCTAATGATACAGGTAGTCCCGAATTGCGAAACACAATTTCATTTCAAGGGGCAGGAAATTTATTGCTAACGGATTCATTCACATCAACAGCAGATGGTGGTGGAGGATATACAAAAGTGACATCTGTGGGACATGGATTAAGCGAAGGGCAATATGTCACAATAAATTCAAGCACCTCTTTGGATGGTTCTTATTATATTCAGAGTGTCAATCAAGATACTTTCGAGGTCTTGAATAGTTGGTCAACGAGTACAGAAACAGGAGTCTGGCTGTTGGAGACTTTTTCAAAACAGATTGTTTCAATTAATTTAAACGCATAAGGAGAAGGTATGGCAGTCGATACGGCAGTAAGAAGTACACAAGATTTAAAATTATCAATCGGGACAGCAACGACCACAGGGGGAACAACTTGTTCAACCTTCTATGTACTCCCAATTCTGTCACCTCCCACCATTTTAGATATAACTGCACCACTTGAAGAAGCATCTCCCATTTTGGGAACACATACTATGAGTAAATCTGGTGCTTTTCACAATAGAACTAATAAAATGTATGAGATTTCCTTTTCTGTTTTAGCATCTCCCACTATTATGGATCTAATGTGTCTTTATGCCTATGAGGATGGAGACGGGGTTAATAATTTAATCGGAAATTACAGACCTCCGAATTGGATAAATGGGGCAACTGCCACCGATACACAAAATATCTATATCCAAGGGGCAGGATTCTCGGAAAATACTGCCTCGACTGATGAAAATTCCGATATGTATTTTAAGGGATGTGTCTGCACCTCTTTAGAACTCACCCATGCCATTGATTCAGAGAGTGGGAAACCTGTTGCTAATATGACCTTTGTGACAGGATACAATCCAGAATATGGTGACAATATGAGCGATGGTGAAGCCCCACACAATACTGCGGTCAATCTCACGGGTGAGGGTTCCCCCAATTTTAGTGATTGGACTACTGCAACAGATATTCATTCAAGTGATGCAGGGTATCAAATACATCCATACTCATATTCATTGTCGATGGCTCGTGATGTGCAAAGGATAGGTTATGTTAATGCTACTGATTTCAGCCCCATTGGTTATACAATGGTTGGACAATGGGATGTATCAATGAATTGCACATATAAGAGAGATGCCAATTTTACAAATCTAAAATCACTTTTATACGATTCTACATATATATACATAGATATGTATGGGAACACAGGTGGGAATGATTGGAATGTTTTTTGTTATGGTAAAGTAACGGAGGGGGGTGTGGATACAGGCAATCCCGAATTGCGAAACACAATAACGCTGAAAGGGATGGGAGATGTTGAAAGTGCCACCGCATATTGTGGAATGTCTATGTAATTAAATAGAGGGAGAGGTATGTTAATAGAGGTAAAAGACGGAGAAAAAGTAATATCAAGCAGGGAGGTGGAGGTCAAAGAGTTAAACCTCACAGATAGGGGTAAATTTTTAGATTTGATGATGGACTTTCAAGTCAACCCTGCGAAAAATTATTTTTCCAGAATTATAAATGTTTGTCGGGTCTGTACTGACTACCCAGATGATGAGTTGAACAAGTTTGCAGATGCTGAACTGATGCAACTATTCAATGCGATAGTCAAGGAAAAGAATAACGCAAAAAAAAAGACCTCATCCTCCGACTAAATTGCCACCTGTCAGCGAGAGGATGTGAGGAGGACAGGTTCAAGTTTCCATATAGAGCAAAATGTTCTTCGGGAGTAAAAGAATTTAAGGACAAGGGTGATGTGTTGGATGAACTTTTAATCGTTGCCTATCAGTCAGAGCAGGAGGGTTTCGGGAAAGTATTGGGAGAAGCGGTTTTTTATGAGAGTTTATATTTTGCGAATAACTCGGATTTAGTTGACACGGAGAGCCAAGCGATGATTCGGTCATACTTATACTCAAAAGAGAGCAACACACCTCCTTTCGCCACAATACAAGACACCCCTGCGGACTACATTGATAAATGGGTGATTATTAGGGATGAACTTACCCTCATCCAAAATCAACAAATAAAGGAACAGCAAAATAATGGCAAGTAAGACCAATAAATACACCATACAGGCAGAGACGAAAGGCTTTAAAAAAGCCGAAGGACAGACGAAGAAACTTGGCGGTGGAATGAAATCACTTGCCAAGTCAGTCGGTGGGGTTGCTCTGGCTTATTTTTCTGCTCAAGGACTTGTTTCTGGATTGAAGGCAGTTATTAAATTAGCAGGGGAACAGGAACTCGCTGAAAAGAAATTGGCAACAGCATTTAGGGGCAATACTACGGGATTAAAAGCATACGCAAGACAATTACAACAGACTACTCGATTTGGTGATGAGGCTGTGATGGGTGTGATGACAATCATCTCTGCTTTTAATAAAGATGAGGATGCGATTAGAAGCTTAACCAAAGCAACCCTTGACCTTGCCGAAGGAACGGGTATGGATTTAAAGAGTGCAGGAGATTTAGTTTCCAAATCAATAGGCTCATCCACAAATGCCCTGTCAAGATATGGAATTGAGGTTGTCGGTGCAGTTGGTTCAACCGCCAGACTTGACTCAATGCTTGGCAATATATCCGATAAATTTGAAGGACAAGCATCTGCATCTGCTGACACGATGACGGGTTCAGTTGCCCAGATGCACAATGCTCTGGGGGATATGGGCGAAACAATCGGAACTATAATTTCCCCGATGATTGTGGAATTTGCAGGGAATATCAAACAAGGTGCTGAAATGGTGGGGAGATTTTTTGCAGAATTAACAGAAACAGACCTCGAGACCACGATAAGGGAATTGGAGGATTTGGGAATTGCAACCGAGTCCTTGCTTGTTCTTAAAAATATACAACTTGACAAGGAGATTAGAAAACTAAACAGCGAACTTGAGAAATCATCCTCAACCCAAAAAAGCAATGTCGAAATAGAGGAGAGATTACGAGCAATCCAAGAGGAGAGGGGCAATTTATTAGTAGAGCAAGGCAATATTGAGGCAAATGGTTCGCTTGAAAAGGAAAAACAATTTAATACAATGCAGAGGCAACTTGAGATTGCCAGAAGCGGAATGGATGTTGCAGGATTAAATCTTGACACGATTGAGGGGGAGGCAATCCAGAGAGAGAGGTCAGCAATGGCATCAAAAAATTTAAAACAATCACTTGATGAAAATGTTAAGGCGGAGGTTGACAGATATGCCTTAATTCAACAAGAGATGGGGGTGCTTGAGCAAGAACTTGAAGGACTGACAGAGGTCGCAGAAATAGTTGCAGAATTAAACAGGTTGGAGGCTCAAAGGGTTGAATTGAAGAAACAAGGAAACGAGGAGGGCGGTGGCGATGCTGAACTCACAGGCTTACAAGAGTTGCAGATTGTTTACGATGAAATTCTTGCCAAAAGATTAATTGATAATGAGGCAAAGATTGAACAGATGGCTCTCGATTTAGCATTAAAAGATGGGGTTGACAAGATTACTCAATCCTATATTGACCAAGCGAAGGCAATACTAACTACGGGCGAGGTTGAAAAAGCCACCACAGCACAGAAACTTGCCTCAATGTCACAACTTACAGGGGGACTTTCTAAACTTGCAGGAGAACACAAGCAAGGTGCTTTAGTTGCTAAACGATTGGCACAATCAACTGCTGTGATTGATACTTGGGCAGGGGCAAATAAGGCTCTCGCATCTGCACCTCCTCCGTGGAACTTTATTGCAATGGCAGGGGTGATTGCCTCTGGAATGGCAAATGTGGCTAATATTGAATCACAAACAATGGCAACGGGTGGATTTATTTCTGGAAACTCACACGCAAATGGCGGAGTAAATATCAATGCCGAGGGTGGTGAGTTTATGATGCGAAAGTCAGCAGTTGAATCCATAGGTGTTGAAAGTTTATCTGCTATGAATGAGGGTGGTGGCGGTGGAATTACCTTAAATATTTCCGCCCCGCTTGTTGATGACACAATCATTGACACGATTGTCCCTGCCATTGACAGAGCAAGGCGAGAGGGTCTTGCGTGAGTTTAACTTTAGCCCCTCAAGTTGTCACGGGCAATGCTTTTTCTGTATGGTCTATTAAATTATTCAATAATACGGGGGGGTATTTCCCCATTGCCACCACAGATTTTACAGGTGCGGTTTACTTTTATCCTATTATTAAAAATAAACCATCAATCCGCACCTCTATTGACCTTGCCAAGTCAACTGCTAAAACGAGTGATGTAACTCTCACCTGCATCAATGAATATTTACCCTCCAAATTTTTAAGTGCTGAACTACTACATGGGACTAATAATTACATAAATCAAGAGGTTGTTATATATCAATCATTTGAAGGCAATTATAATGGAGTTGATGCCACAATTTACACAGGCAGACTTGTTGACATTTCACATGACCATGAAACTTGCACTTTGAAAATTCAATCGGCAAGACCTTGGGATTTTATAACAATTCCAAGCAATATGGTTCCCTCATCTCCCTATGGCACAACTGCAAGGATTCCAACTCCTGTATCTTATGGTAACTTTACCCATCCGTATGGTGTTATGCCAACCTATGCAAACGGGGAGAAAGTTGTCCCAGATTTTACTATGAAACCCTGTCGATATTTCCAATCAACCAAATACGGGTATCGTTATCTTGTAGGGGAAACAAATGATTCTGGAAAGGGGCAGTTATTTTTATATGATAAGGGATTGTCGTGTCCTGTTCCAATAGAAACTACCACCTCAACAAGTGTTGGTTTGAGCGGGGCATACTATTCAAATGTTAATCCACAACAAACAAGAGGGTTTGGATTTAGACCAAACGAATATGAAGATAAGGGCAGTTCAGCATCTTTTAACAATTGGTCAAATGAATCACAGGCTTTTGATGGTGATGATGATACTGATGCAGATTCCATTCAAACCATAACAAGCATCGTTGCCGATGCTAATGCAGTTACGGAATACTCCTTCCCTGTTCCAGAGGGTAAGATGACGGGGGTGGATGTGAAGAAATATATAAAATGGAGGTTGACATCTTTTCAAGCATTACTCTCTCCCTATTGGAATCGTCTTGAGTATTCCCTTGATAATGCAACTTGGGTTGAAATAACAAGGCACGACCATGGTGACGGGGCGGGGGTAGATACAAATGGAATTTATACCCTCCCTACCACCACAGATGCACCAGACAGGATTTACATAAGGCATATTTTTACACAAAGTGCCTCGGCATACTGCCAAATGACCTGCCACATAAAAGACATTTATGCGGAAAATGAATATAGGCAGGGGGATGACCAAGAAGTTCCCGAATGGTTATACTCGTATGATAATGGCTTTTCTGATTCTTGGGGTGGTGGTGGTTTGTGTGACCAGATTAATGAGGTACATCGAGATATTACAATTAGGTATGCAGGATTATCAACCTCAACCCCAGAGGGGTGGTCAGACCTTAATACTGCCCGTGCTGATTGGAAAGTCAGATATTGGATAACAGAGCCAACCGCAATCCAAAAAGTTCTGGAGAAAATTCAGTATGAAGGTGCATTTATTTTCACTTGGACACCAGATGGCGGGGCAAAATATATATATGTAAAAACCTCCTATTCAAGTGCTGACCATACTTTGGGAGATAGCGATTTGTCTGGGGTAAAAATATCCCATACACCATTTTCAGAATTGGAAACACGATATAAGGTCAGGTATCAAAAACACCATCCAACAGGTGAATATCTGCAATATAAATCCGACCTCTCTGGGGGGGGTTCTACCATTCGTGATAAGTGGAATATACAAGCCAAAGAAAATATAAAAGAGATTAAACTTGATGCTATTATTGAAACGGACACAGGCACAGATGACATTCAAGAATTTTCGGATTATTATTTCAATATTTTCGGTGACATAAAAATCATTGTGAGTGGTGATATTGTAAACCCTACAAAATGGGGTGTGGAGATTGGTGATATAGTAACCTTTACAGATTTAGAATTAAAAGCATTTAATACGGATTTGGGGGCAAGTAACTACTTTATGATAACAGACCTCACAAGGTCGGTGGATAGTTTAAAATTTAAAGCAAGAGAGGTAGGCTAAATGGCAGTTCCAGAATTAGGACAAATAAGAATCATCCCAGATTATTTTAATTATTTAATTGCAACAGGCTCTGACCTTTCTTATGCGAGTACATTACCCGTAAGCCCTCTGGTTGTAAATGATTTTGCTTGGCTTGACCATCGACTCCAATCATACACCACACACCCAACCGATGCTATTGGGTATTTTCGTTATGAATCTGCCGACACCTTTACGGGTGGTGGGAATACTGATATGAAAATAATGTGCCTTTATAATTCAGATAATTGGGCTACTAAAGAGGCACACATTGGAATTGTATCATCTGGAGGAACTTTAATCACTGCCCTTAATGTCTTGGTAAATGGCTCGGAGGTTACCGATGGATATGTAAGACCAACCACAGAAGTGGCAGGACATCCGCAAGGGCTGACAATCTTTGAAACTCAAGACACATGGGTTGTCAAGGGTGTCATTGTAAGTACATATAGTGGAACGGGTACATTTGTGGGAGATGTGGGAACCCATATCCTTCATGTGGGGGAAATCTTTGAACTACCAACCAATGCAACTGCATCGCTCTCATATAATACTAAATTCAAGAATAAGGTCAACACCGCATTTAGTGGTGCATCTTATTCAACTCTATACAATACCAACTCGCAAAGAATTGTTAAGGCATCTTGGGAGTACATTAATTGGTCAAATGGTTCAAGTGGAATTAATGATTTTACAAGGATGATGGGAATCTGCTTTGGCTCTCATATTCCTGTGGCGGTGGAGTTTGATAAAGCGGTGACGGGCAATTACGAGAATTATATGTTTGCCAGAATTACCAAATGGAATCAAACCCAGATGTCCCCCTCTCTCTGGAAAGTCTCCGCAGAATTTACCGAATTTATATAGCATAGCGGATTTACTCCTCCTTTCCGCTATTCTCTCCCGAAAAACCCCTGCCCTTTTATTGGTGGGGGTTTTGCTTTCCCCTATATATATAAGTGTGTATGTGTATATCTTGCATATTTTTATGGGTAATAATTACCCAAAAAGTTCCTTTTTATTCCTTGACTTATATCACAAAAGTGATTAGGGGTTTCAAAATACTCATTTTCACCACCTAAAGTGTCACTTTAAACAAAAACAACTTTCTCCTTATGAGAATCACTTTCTCAACATTTCCGTTAAAACATACACAATCGAGGGTAAAATGGCAGGAAGGGGCAAATATGGGGCAAATTCGGGAGCCTCTATCTTACCACCTTTTACATTCTGTTAATTGGCTTTTAATGGTTTAGGAGGGTGGATTTCATAGATAATAATATATTTAACATTTTGTTAAATTAGGTGTTGCACATATCAACGGGATTGTTTTACTTTACACTTAATGGAAACAGATAAAGCAGGTCACTTAAAACTAAATAGAGGAATCGAGAAAATGAAGAAAAAAAACACACTCACACTATTTGTTGAGACTCCACATCAAGGAATCAAGAAAATGGTGTTGACTGCAAAAACAGGAATGACGACACGGACATTTGAGGACAACTCTTACGATGTGTCTTGTCATACCAAAAGAAACAAAAACAACACTCTCTTGGATTTAAATGGTCGCCTATGGGCAATTATTTATTTTGAGTGTGAGGTTGATGCTGATGGGAGCCGTTATTCAATCTGTGGTGAAAAATATGCAAATGGAAAATACTCCTATTATAATTGGGACATCTCTGACCTATTCACAATCATTTCCCACAGATATGATGGTGATGATTATCTTGGTCGTACCTGTGATGAGTTTGGTGTCAAAACGGGTGAGACTGCCCCTATATGTATAGGAGGTAAGTAATGGCTGACAAAGGAATTAGACTTGGAGATAAAACTTACACCCTTGATTATTATGTTTATGAAATCCGTAAGCATTACTCAATCAAACTTAAAAGAAAAATGCCAATAAGAGCCTGTCAAAATGATGGTTGCACAAAATCACAACCCAAGCATATTACTTTCTTTCCATCATCTAAAGGATTGAAATGGTGGGCATATTATGGTTATAAAAAAGATGGTCGCTTTTGCTCTTGTAAATGTATGAGAGAATCAGTACCTCGCAACTACTACGATAGTGGTATCGTGGAAGGGGGGTTTTAATATGAAATGGTTTTGGATAATCACTAAAGACAGGATTGAAGATGGCGAGGCTAAAGGTGTATCAAATGGCGATAAGTCAATCACCTCAAACAAGGCTCATTTCTCAATGTACGATGACGATGACAACTGCTATTATGAGGGTATGATTTACGGAGATTATTATGGGTTTGAACCTCTTGATGATTATGGAATGCCCAATGCAGGTTGCACATATATCAAAATAAATGGGGAGGTGCTTTGATGAAATCTGACAAACTATTTTACTTTGCTCTGGGGTTCTGTGTTGCGATGCTTGTGTCAATGGTGGTGGTGGCTTGGATGTCATCACCAGAGCCGACCTTTATATGTGGTGGCTGTGGTTCTCCAGATTGGTACTCAACTATTGCGGAGGGTGAATGAATGAAAGCACACCAAAGAGTTATTCGAGAGAAAATTTCAAAACAAGACTCTGACTTTCTTCCTTTGTTTGGGCGGTATTGGGAGGCTCTTGATGTTGATATTAAAAAAGCGACAATAAGACCTATTGACTATGATACCGCCAAAAGAATTATTTTAGAATATGAATGGCTCGGGACAATGGGAACAACTCAAAAACATTTTGGCATATATTTTGATGGGCATTGTGCAGGGGTGGTTTGTTATGGTTTTTTTCAAGCGATGGAGGGGTACAGAAAATTTGTCGGTGATGACTATGCCGACAAGGGAATCCAACTATCAAGGGGTGCTTGTGTTCATTGGTCGCATCCACATTCGGCAAGTAAATTGATTGGTGCATCGCTACAATATTTAAAAAAAGAGGGTTACAGGTATGCAGTTGCATTTTCTGACCCAGAGGCAGGAGAAATAGGAACTATCTATCAAGCAACAAATTGGTATTATCTTGGTTTTGGCACAACAAAACATTTCAACCTTGTATATGAAGATGGCAAACTTTTTATGAATGACAGGGATTTCAATAAAAAGTATAAATATAAAAATTTAAGTAATTTCCTGTTAGATAATCCCAAAATACATAAGAAGGATATTCTCCCAAAAGCGAGATACATCAAACTACTCGGTAATAAAAGAGAAAACAGGGAAATGTTGGAAACTTTAAAATGTAGGGTTAAACCATATCCAAAAAGGGGGAATAAATGAGAATTATTACAGACCTTAATCACCTTCGTGAAAAATGCAGGGAGGTATCATATCAACAAAGCAGTAAAATCGCTTTAAAAATGGTGTCTTGGCTCAAAAACAACAACATTGATGGGACACTTGGATTGGCTTGTAACCAACTCGGTCTTGGTGGTCGTGTTATTCTGGTGAAAATTGGAAACAGGTTTCAGCATTTTGTTAATCCGATAATTGTCGAACTCTCTGAAAGTAAAGTGACCACGACAGAACAATGTTTGTCTGTCCCAGATAGGGAGGTCGAGGTTGAAAGGAGTGTCTCACTTACAATGGCATACGATACCTTTGGATTTCAAAACATTGGCACGGGGATTGGTAAGTATGAGGGTCAAGTTGCCACAATTATTCAGCACGAAATTGACCACCTAAATGGTGTTGTCATTGGTGATGAGGAAGGGGTTGTCAGATAGTTATGGAAACCCTATATTTGACAATGTGTAAACGGAGGAAAACGATGATAATACTAAATGAGGTATTAAAATTTGAGGAACGCTCTGGTGCTTGGCTCTCTCGTAAGATTGGGGTGTCTCGTGCCTGTGTTTCTCATTGGTTAAACGGGAAAGCAATACCGAATGAGATTAACAAATTGAAAATCTCATCAATTCTTGGTATTGATAAAAGTAAACTACAATAAAAAGGAGAATCGAATGGAAATAAAAGACCTTGCCAAAAAATATACTTTAAGTAAAGACGATTTCTGGCAATTACCACAAAACGACAAGATTTGGATTATTACTCATGATGCGGTTGAAAAAATTGCATCAATAGAAAATATCCAAATGGTTAATATTGAAACCATAAATAGCACCGATGACCTTGTGAGATTTATTATCACGATGAAAATGGGAGACAAAACCATCATTGATGTTGGAGAGGCTGACCGCAAAAATTGCAGGACAAATTACCTTTTTTGCATGGCTTTTAAACGAGGGGTTGATAGGTGTGTTTTGAAACTTATTAATGCTTATGAGTATGGGGTTTATTCCGACACAGAGGCAGACGATTTCAAAAAGCCACACACCTCCGTATATCATAAAAGGGATGACCAGATTGTCGATTTTGACAGACTCCTCAAACATGATACCTTTACAGGCAAGAAAAAGGAGGTGAAGGATGCTTGGAGAGATGCCGACACACTTTCCAAAACAGAACTTGTCTTGTCACGAATGAAACAGAATGTGGCAAAGCATGAAAATGAAATGAACGGACAATTAAAGGAGGTTGCTGATGCAAGTTAGTCGAATGAATAAGGGTAGTTGGGGGAAGGTTCGTGCCTTTTTTGACCTAACAACAACCGAAGGCTTAACAATCAAAGGGTTTAAATTGGTTGAAGGAATCAGCGGTTTATTTGTAGGGTTTCCATCTGCGAAAGGTACAAATGGCGAATATTACGACACCATTTGGGGTGAAAAAGAGTGCAAAGAGGAGGTCAATGTTTTGGCTCTCCAAATGTATAATGACCCGACAAATGGTGAACCTGTGTTGACCTTGACGGAGGAAAATGGTAAACCTAAAGTGGTAGAGGAAGAAGATGTGCCATTTTAGTTAAGTGAAAAAGGGGGTGGGTCGGGAGACTGCCCCCGCCTAATGCTACCGATGGCGGTCACAAGTCCGTATTTAAAAAGCAGAGTGGGTAAAATCAACTAAAACTAAAAAAGGAATCGAGAAAAATGAAAATAAAATTCGAAAAAACACATGATATTTATGAGGACAGGTTTTTCTTCTTCATTGATTGGCTTGACAAAAATGGCTATGGGTTAATGACATTGAAACATCTAATGCAGAAACCTCAATATGAGGAGTTATGGAACGACTTTCAGGAGGTTGAATATGCAGACTAATGACATTTTAGGAGTTATCAAGGTAATTACTGACGATTATAGTGACAAGATATATGACAACTTTCTTAACCATGCCACCACACAGGATTTCAGACAGGTATCGGATGTGGATTGTAATTTCTGCGGTGGTGATGGGATGTTTACAGACAAGGAGGATTGGTTTGATGGTGTAACCACCTTACAGGTTGATGTCCCTGTAATATGTCCCTGTGTAGAGGCTAATGAGGATGAGGTGGTCAAGTATTGGGGGAATAAAGTATGATTTCAGACTGCTGTGGTGCTTTACCATTAGGTGAACTATATGACAATTTTGGTCTTTGTTCTGAATGTCGTGACCATTGTTGTTTTGATGAGGAGGGTGATGAATGAAGGATGCCTATTACTTTCCACATGACTCAAATGCAAGAAATGACCAAAGGCTCTTAAAAGTACGATTTAAGCATGGTGCGAGTGGATATGGTGCTTTCTTCATGTTGTTGGAGATAATGCGAGAGCAGGGCGATTACAGGCTTTCAATGACCGATTTAGAAATGATTGATGAGATGGAAATACACATCGGGATTGATTCGCTTATTGATATAGTTGAGAATTATGACCTGTTTGAACTTGATGGGGATTACTTTTATTCAAACTCCTTCGATAGACGGATGCAAAAAATGAATGATTTACGGGATATAAGAGCAAAAGCAGGGCGGAAGGGAGGCAAATCACGACCAACCGCCAAGCAAAACCCAAGCAAAACCCAAGCATTAAAGGAAATTATATTAAAGGAAAGTAAATCAAATAATATTAAATCAAGTGAGAGTGATACTCTTACAGAGATAGAGACAATTGTGGATGATTTTTATATTTTCCAAATGAATCAACATCCTAATAAATATCCTAATTTTAAAAAGCGAAAAGAATCCCTTTATCGTGATAGTATTTCAACGATAGATAAATTGGTTAGAATTGATGGCTATACACTTGACAAGGTGAAGGGTGCTTTGACTTATGCGGTTCGGGATGATTTTTGGAGTGTGAACACATTGTCATTGTCTGGGTTGCGTAAGAAATCTCAAAATGGTCTTATGAAATTTGAAAACCTATTTGCCAAATATGAACAGGGAGATAAGGGATTGAAATATGAGAGGTTTGCCAATGGACAAAGATGAATTTCGCAAGGTGATGGTGTTTATGTATAAGGCATTTCGTCAAGAACCAAATGAGGATGAGTTTGAGACTTATTATTTAATGCTCAAGGAGTATGACATTGATAAAATTAAAAAGTCGGCTTATAATCTCTGTAAAACCTCTGAATTTTTCCCCAGAATTAAAAACATCATTGAGGGGATGGTTGAAATTCCAGAGGAGAGATTGGTTGCGGAAGAAATACTAAAGATTGCAGAGGACTCCAATTATGCGACTATTGAATCAATTAAGTTTGGTCACGATATTACCAGAGCCATTGTCGATGATATTGGACTGAATAGGCTTGGACTTATGTCACCAGAGGATTTAAAAAATACAATACATTTCAAATATAGGGACATTTCACCTGTATGGAAAAGGTGTCAAATGGAAAACAGGGAGTTTTTAACATCATCCACAAACCCTATGTTAAAAAGGGCAAACCAGACACAATCATTAAAAAACCTTTTATGAAATTTGGCAAGATAATTGACGGATATGACTTACCAGATGATATTGCTATCCCCCTCATCGCAGAGTTGGAGGATTGTCACCTTGTATGGTGGCAAAAACAGGCAAGTGATTGGAGTAAAGACAATCTGGTCAAGTCGTTACAAATAAAGGCACGGGATGAGAAAATTGCCACATTAAAAAAGAAACTTAAAAGATACAAACCCAGAAATGGCGAATATTAAAGACTACATCCAACTATTTGATGAGAATATTGTCCTGCAAAATAAGATTGAAAAGTTGGAACAAGTTATCGCAGTCCTTAAAGGTCTGATAAATGAGATTGGTCATTTCCAACCAAGAGTGACCGAGGAATGTATGAAGGAGGTGGATAGGATTGAAACCTCTAAATAAGGATGCAGGGATGGGTGACCTCGATTCCCACCTGTCCCTGCCCTATCAAATTAAGGAGATGAATGAGAAAAATATGTAAATTCTGTGAAACTGAAAAGTCTTTGGCAGAGTTTGTAAAGACAGGAATATCAAGACACTCAATGTGTGACCCATGTCGCAAGACTTACATGAGAGAACAACACCACAAGCGACAGGCATTAAGGAAAACGGGAATTATGTACAATGCCTAAACTTAAAACAATCAACAACAAATTAGATGCCATTGTCAGGAAAATCGTCAGGGCAAGGGATGAGGTTTGTGTTACCTGTGGATATGATGACACCCTCCAAGTGTCTCACTACATATCAAGAACCCACATTAGCACCAGATGGGATTTGAGAAATTGCAATTTACAATGTGCAAAGTGTCACTTGAAGGATTATCATGGTGGGTTTGTCCTTCCCTATCAAAATCACTTATTGAAACACTATGGAGATAATATTATCGTGGAATTGGAAAGTCTTGGATGGAAACCATCACATAAGGTTGGATTGGCTAAATACCACCAGAGGGAGGAATTGTATTTGAAATTAAAAAAGGATTATGATAATAGGGGTGGCAATGTTTAATTTTAAAATTGACAGCCATATTAGAACCCATTGTGTTGAACAATTAAAATTGTATAATTTTGGAAAGCGAGGCAGGGGTGATGGAACTCCAGAACAGCAGTTGACAGGAATTGTTGGCGAGTCTGCGGTTGCTCATGCTTGTGGGTTTCCCCTTATTGATGGTTCGACAGGTTTCGATGGTGGTGAGGATATTAGAATCGGTGAGTATGTCGTGGACATAAAAACAATGGGGAGGGCTGTCCCTGTTAATATTCATTATATGGTTGGCAATTTTCCAAAATGTCAAGAATCATACAAAACGGATGTATATGTGTTTGCCTCATTAAATAAAAATACAGATGTATTGACCATTGTTGGTTGGATTCCTAAAAAAGAATTTCTTGAAAAGGCATCTTTATTTAGGGAGGGAGAAACAAGAACTCGAAACAATGGAACGGAATTTGTATTAAGTCAGGATAATTATGAAATTAAATATTCATATTTGAGGGATGTTGTAAATCCAGACCACATGATGAACCAAATATACATGGCATGGAAACCAAAAGTGGCATGAGTGATATAAATGAACTATGGTTGACAATAGAAGAACTAAAACAAAATTCTGACCCACCTGTTGATTGGATGGAAATTATAGAATCATTAATCACAAGGGTTGAAGATTTAGAAAGTAGTACCGAACATTGGAGAAAGCATTTTCATAGGGAGATTAATACATTATCTGAAAATGTTGCTAATTTTGTAGAAATAGAAAAATCAGATGAATGATTTGGGTAACACCAAAAGAGGCAGAGGGTGAGGAATTGGACACATGGACACCTTGAAACGAATGTGCCTCACCCTTAATATTTTTAACTAAAAAGGAGAATCGAAAAGTGGAAAAGAAAATCAAATATGTAATACTCGGCTATCTATTAGCATTATTGACATCGTGTGCCACAGAGCCACTCAATGCAGATTATGGGCAGATTGGCACAAGGTTCAATCCGATGTATGTTGTGGTTCTGGATGAGTAAAAGAATTAGTATGTATGTGGGTATCGCCCTGCTTTCAATAACCTTCTGGGTTGTAGTTGTTTGGTTGGTTTCGTAAAGCATATTGGAAAAAGACAATTTGTATGTGAATGTTGTGGTAAAAATTCCAACTCTGAAATGTATAGTTTTCAAAATCCAAGATATGTTCCAGACTATGAGCCGAAAGTATGGAAAGGGGTTTGTAAGAAATGCCTCAAAAGAGAAATCGGGAAAGGTAGATTTAAACAATTTGGATTGGAGAACCGAACTTGATTTTGTCTATGTTAATATTAGAACGGGGGAAAAACGATTAAAATAAGGATATAAATGAAAAAGCGAAAACAAACCCCTCTGGTAGTATTGGACAGCGAAAACGAATTAGAGTTGCGGAATGTGAGGTTAGTGAAACAAGTCCCATTCTACCCCTTTAGACTTAATGACGAATTATCTATAAGGAATATGGGGATGCGGAACTCTATGGAAACAATGCACCGCCTTACCGATATGTATAATATTTCTATTCCCTATGAGGTTAAAATACAAATGATTCAAGATTGGTACAATACATCCCCCAAAAACATCGAAAAGGTCACAAATAATAACCCTACTGATAAGTAGGTAATTTCATATAACCCCACCGCCTTAATCTCTCTTTAAACTTAAAGAGGGATATCCCCTGTTTGAACTATTATCGGAACTAAACACCAAGCGTGAGACCCTAACCTTCGCCATCACAGAGATGAAAAAGCGAGGCAAGGTAAAAGCACAGGCAGAAAGGGACTATCGTGTCGAATTGGCGAAACAAATACTAATTGAAAGGGGCAAGGGTACACCCGTCACAATTATTAATGATATTTGCAGGGGAAATAAGATTATAGCAAACCTAAAAATGGAAAGAGATATTGCAGACACCCTTTATGATACCTGCCTCCAAAAGATTTATCAATCCAAATTAGAAATCAATGTAATTGAAAACCAAATGAGTGCCGAGAGGAAAGGTTTATGATTAAACTCATTATACTTGCAACCCTCTTAAACACGGGGGAGATACAAGCAACTATCCCAGATAGTACAAAGATTGAGGCGAGGAGACGGAGGGGCAAGGGTAATAAGGGTCGTAAACGAGGCGGGAATGGTTTAAGATAATGGCAAGACCAAAGAAATATGATATTGACCCAGAGGAGGTGATTAAACTCGCAGGATATGGATGCTCACAAAGAGACATTGCAGACTTTTATGGTTGTGATGAATCATTGATATCCAAGAATTATTCAAGTATTTTCACAAAAGCACGGGCGGAAATGAAAAATGGTTTGAGGAGTAAGCAGATTAATGTCGCTATGGGTGGAAATGTTACTATGCTGATATGGCTTGGAAAACAGATATTGGGACAGAGTGAGAAGGTCGAGGCATCTTTTAAAGATTCCCCGAATGGGTTTGAACTCGAAGAAATTTAAGGTATATAAGCACCAGAATCTATTTGTAAGGAGTAAAGCCAAGTACCCTGCTCTCGTGGCAGGGTATGGTTGAACCCTTCGGGGTTTAACTTTTTACAAGGAAGCGGAAAGACCACAGCCTTTGTGTTGATGGCGATGAGACAGGCAGGACTGAACCCATCTGGGACAATATTACTCGCAGAGCCTACATATCCAATGATAAAGGATGTTTTACAACCCACATTGGAGAGGCTATTGAAGGAGGCGGGATGGGATTACTCTTATTCAGCATCCGAACTTAAATACAGGGTTGAATGGGATAGTGGTAAGGGGTATGCGAATATCATACTCCGTTCAGCAGAAAATTATAAACGCTGGGCAGGGATAAATTTATGTGCAGGGGGGATTGACGAGGCAGATAATTTGAAAAATTCTGATGCTTGGCTGATGCTCTTGTCACGATTGAGGGAAGGGAATA